AAAAGCTCTCCGTTCTGCCGAAACACAAGCGACAGGCGACAAGCGAATCACAGGCGAGTGGACGAACAAGCGAGGCAACGAAGTTGTTAAGGAGTTTACTCTACCCATCAGGCGTAGAAAGAAGAAATGACAGATTATCGTATAAAAATAACAATTCGAAATGAAAGAATATTAAGTGTCATGGAAGAAAAAGGTTTCGAAAGCGTTGCAAAGTTCTGCAAAGCTTACAATTTAGACTATGTGCGAGTTGCAGAAGTTATTAGAGGAAAGATTAAGCCACTAAACCAAAAAGGTGTTCCAATAAAATTAGTTGAAGATATGTTAGATATATTGGATATGTCTTTAGAAGAAGCTTTTACAGACAGACAGTTACAAGGTTTTCATAAAACTACAATGCAAACTAAAGTAACAGAAAAACAGATAAAAAAATTAATAAACCCCATTAGAAACCAAGAGCAGCTACTTATAGAAAAAGATGTTAAAAACAGTATAAGCTCGGTGCTAAGCACTTTAGCACCAAGGTACGAAAGAGTTATAAGATTAAGATATGGATTAGATGGTGGTAAAGAACACTCAATAGTAGAGATTTCAAAAATCTTTGGGTTAAGCAAAGCGAGAGTGGGACAAATGATTAAAAAAGCAGAAAGTCAATTAAAACACCCCTCAAGATCTGATGAAATAATAAAAACAGGTTTTAACGAAATATACAGTAAGGTTAATATAAGTGAGGATAGAATTAAACAAGCTCAGCTAGGATACGATCAAAAAGAAGTTAAAAAATTCATAGTTAACCGTAATCAATAATCTTTAATATACCCGGGTGGAAGTATTAGTTTCTCTTCTCGGTTTGGTTTTAATACAACACGAATAGAACTATCAAGCGGGTTTGTACTTTCATGCACTTCAATACGTTTTATTTCTTCAAGATAACCTCTTTGTGTCATGATATATATTTTAGCATCACTTACGGCATTACCTTGTCTACCATTATTACCTTCAGTAAACTTAGATAAATATTCTTGAAGATGTTTAACATACATCAAAGACCACCTTTGTCTCTAAGATTTGCAACTGGATTTTGTTGTTTACCTCTAAGCTCTTGGTTTTCTTTTTTTAATTGATCTAATTGTATTGTATAAAATTCTACTTTTTGTTCTAGTTGTTTAATATCTTTTCTAAGTTCTGCATTTAGATTATGGTGTTCAACATTAATTTTCATTAAGTCATGTATTCTTTGCTCTAAATCATTTGGTCCTCTTTCTGGATAAACGTTGTAGTTAGGATCTTTATTTATTTCCTCTTTCATTTTATTAAAATCACCATGATGTTTTAAATCACCAGCAAAAGGCCCAGCGTCATAATGAGGGTCTACACTCTCGGTTTGTTTTGTGTTTTTAACTTTCTCTATTTCTTGCCAAATTCTTTTGGCATCTTTATTACTTGTTACCATACTTGACATTATAGGAATGTTCCCTTAAAAAGTCAATATGGGAGTACCAAAGAGATTAACAGAAATGCAAAAAAGGTTTGCAGAATACATAGTATTTGGTGGACCTGACGGACCTTTATCACAAACGGAAGCGGCAAAACTCGCAGGTTATAGCGAAAAAAGAGCTAGGTCTGAAGGCTCAGAGTTATTAAACCCAAGACTATCTCCTCTCGTGGTGCAATACGTAGATAAATTAAAACAAGAAAGATTAAGAAAGTTTGAAGTTAACTATGAAAACCACGTAGCAGAATTATCAAGAATAAAAGAAGCAGCTTTGAAAAAAGGTAGTTTCTCATCAGCCGTAAACGCAGAAACAAACAGAGGTAAGGCCGCAGGGTTATACATAGATAGAAAGATTATTAAGACTGGTAAACTAGATGATATGTCTATTGAAGAATTAGAAGCTAGAATGAAAAAGATTGAAGAGGATTACTCTCAAATTATAGACGTTACCCCCGACCCTAAAAAGATCGAGGGCAACAAAAAAGATTAATCTCTATCGTCGTCTTCGATATCTTCGCCATCATCTTCTTCAACTTCAACATCATCTTGCATTTCTAGAACGTCCATGATGTTTGCGATTTTGTTTTCTAACGCCTCCACCTTTTCTTCTAGTTGTTCGATTTTGTTTTTTTCGTTTTCTTCGTTGTTTCCGAACATGTTTCCTCCCTCTTGGTTGATTGAAGCCGAATAGATAACGATTGTCTACAAGCCAATCAATCATTTTGTTTCCTATTATGTTGTTATTTTATCCATTTTAATAACGCAACCAATGGGAAAAATGTTTCTATCTGAAAAGCATTCTTCTTTAGTGTCAAACGTACTAAATGTGTATAAAAATTTTTTAGTTTTCTTGTAAACATATGCTTGAGTAAGCATAATACAAGCTTCGGACTTATCAAACTCTTCAGCAGTAGCATGGCCTCCGTCGGAAGTGATATCAACCCAACGGATCTGATAGAAGTAATATTTCTTTTTATTTACAAGAGCGTGTTTGTATCTCTTTTTTCTTTTTCTTGCCATAATTTTGCCATAATTAGATTTGCGACCTTATATGTGTTATAAATTATTATATCACACTTTCTAACTAAAAAATAAAAAACTGGTCGCAAAGGGTAAAATGGTACTATAGAAGACCAAAAATCGTTGAGTTTATTGACTAATTTAACGAAATTTTTGCGACCCGCAAAGGGGTCGCAAGAGGTCGCAAACGTCGCAAAGTTACCTTGAATTACTACCTGAAGTTGTATTTTCATCTAAAAACCCAAAATGAACAGCAGTTTTGCGACTAATGCGACTCGTTGCGACTGCTTTGCGACTAAATTTAGTCGCAAAATCTTGCCTAATTTATGCCATAAATTCGCTGCAATATTGCCATCTTTGATTGAGCTGCCTCAATTCTGTCCAAGTGTTTGTCGATCTCACCTGTAATATCTGTATGCTCTGGTATAATTCTAGACTCAGTCATCATAATAGATATTTTAGTGTTTGCATCTGCTATTTCAGCTTCGTATTTCGCAATCAAAGCTTTGTAGATCATTTCACGCGCCATTAAAATAGTCCTCCCTGTTTATGTTTACTTCTGCTTTTTCTTTTTCGTCTTTCATTAAATCATAATACTGATCTAATCTTCTTAAAAAATCGTGTTTTGCTCTACGTAAATTAGCCCCATCAATTCTAAATTCTTGATAATATAGGTCAGGGGTACATACCATTATGATAGCTTGTTCAATACTAGATCCATGCACTTGATCATGAGCCATGGCATATGCACCACATTGTAATTTATAATCTCCAATCCATTCCTCTCTCTTGGGTCTATTAGATTGTTTAAAGTCAATGACAGTTTCTTTACCATTGTGTATGCCTACTAAGTCCGTAGAACCTGCGTAGAGGCCGGGATAATACAACGTGACCTCCGAGCCGAAATATTCAGAGACAGGGGTTAAGCCTTCGTTTATGACCTTCTCAGCCATACTTTTAGTTTGTTTTCCAAGCTCTGTTAAATCTTCATAACCTGTACCTAATACATAGTTTTCCAGATATTTGTGCATAGATGTTCCACGTGTTGCTGATTCGTTTTTGATTCGTTCTGCTTCTGTTTTACCTTTTCGCTTTATCCACGAATCTAGGAAACTTGTATCTTTTGTCTTTCCAAGAACCGTGGTCACTGATGGGAGTCTATACCCAGCAACTTCATAGTT